CGTTTAGACTAACGCCTCAAGGAAGTGCAAATATTAAAATTATGTTTACTAAGAAAAAATAAGATTTAATAAATTAAATTTAAATTAAATTAAAAAAAGTTTTAAAAAAAAAATATTATGTAATAATATATAATGAGTAATTTAAAAACAGCTTTAATTTTAGATAGTCGCATTGAAAATTTAACTGATGTCGAGTCTTTTGGTGTTAAATCATCCGCTCAGAATAACACGTTCCAACAATACGCCTCTTTATCAGCATCTCCATCGCTTATTACATATCAAGCACAAATACCGAGTGAATCAATAGTATGTGATAGATCTATTCTTCAAGCGTGTGATTTATGTTTTCAAGTAAATATTGATGGTGTAAATAATGCTGATGGAACTATAGGTAATTTTGTGGTTGGGCAAAATGTATGGCAATGGGGATTAACTGAATCGCTCGCACCTTTTCCATTAACTCAATGCTTTTCTACTATTCAATCATCTATTAATAACTGCTCAGTATCTATTAATATTGGGGATATTCTACCTCAAATGTTACGAATGACCAGTCAACGAGAACTTCAAAAATATAATTCAACAACCCCTGCAATGGTTGATGATTTATGGGGTGATTATAAAGATGCTGTAAGGTTATTTAGTGAGGTTAATGCTGATGTTGCTGTCGTAGGAAATGACAATTCAGAATCAAATTCTAATCCTCTTGGGTCATCTTTTAATTCTGGGTTTGATAGGGCATATGCTCCACGTGGTAGTTTCCCTGCATCTTGTGTTGTTCAACAATACGACAACGCCGGGGCTTACGTAAGTAGTTCATCAATAGTCGCAACTGCAACCAATAAATTTAAAGTTGTTATTAAAGTATCTGTTGCTGAACCTATTATGCTTTCACCGTTCCTTAATTGCTTGCCTCACGGAAATCAAGCTGGTTTTATGGGTATCAATACTCTAACTCTAAATTTCAACATTAATAATCTTCAAAGAGTTTTAAGAACTGCTCAAAGTTTCACAAATACCGCTGGTTTATTAGTTCCAAAATATGCTCTAACTATTCAAGGCGGAACATCAGTCGATGGCGTGGGAAGGGCTACAACTGTCGCTTTATTTACTAATGCCCGTTTATTATGCAATTTTCTATCATTAAATCCTAGTCAAAGTGCAAGGATTGCACTTCGAAATGTTTGTGAATATACCGATTTTCCAAGATTTATAACAAGTTCAAATAACGCGGACCGATTACCTGCTGCTGTTTATACTGGGGATATACCTACCGCCGCTGCTCAAACCATCACTTCAAATAATATTCAATTAAATCAAATTCCATCTCGTTTTATTATTGTTGTAGGTGAACCAACGGGTTCAAGAAACCCTGCATACACTGATTCTTTCTGCTCTATTGAAGGTATCCAAATTAATTTTAACAATAAATCTGGTATTTTCGCAAGTGCAACACAATATGAACTTTACAGTAAAATCGCTGTTCCTTCTGGTTCTACTCAAACTTGGGAAGAGTTCCGAGGATGGGCTGTTTCGTCTGATGCTAGACAAGGTGTCGCAACTGCTACACGAGTTATACCAACAACTTACACAAGAAAAAATGTTCCTACTATTGGTTCTATCCTTGTTATTAACAGTGAATTATTAGGACTTCCTGATGAACTCGCGGGTGGGTCTCTTGGTCAATTCAACTTACAAATGAATATTCTTGTGAGGAATTATCTTCCTTTTGCTGTTCAACCTCAAATTACAATCATCGCATGCAATGAAGGCATATTTTCTACAATCGCTGGTTCATCTACAATTATGACTGGTCTCCTTACAAAAGAAATGGTTTTAAGTACCAAAGAACAAGTACCCGTAGCTGATAGTGCATCTTATGAAAGATTTGTTGGTGGTGTTCTTTCAAATTCTTCTATGGCAAATGCTATGAGATTAATTGGAAAACATTATAAAGGACTACCTAAAGATTTAAGCTCTGCACGAGATATGGCATCATCTGTTATGGGGGCGTATTCTTCAGGGTCTGGGTCAAGCGGTGGTAGACTTAGAAAACATTATGTTTAAGTAGAAAACGTAGTTTTCCACACCTTTCCTTTGTTTATTATAAATCTTTTTTATTTTATTTTAATAAAAATATATATTATATATTATATAATATGATTAGTAGTTTTGAAGATTATAACCATAGAATTTTAAGAAAAATACAAGAAAATAAATTAAAATCAATAGATAATTATCCTCAACCTTATTATTTTACTGAACCTGACACTTTATTCGGCGGGATTCGTTTTTTATCTGACCATCCCCTACCATCTGGCGTAAATGATAGAAATTTAGGAACTGGTGGAAATATTGGTAAAAATATTAGTAAAACTTTTAAGAAATTAGCAAAAGATACGGGTAAAACTCTTATGAAAGATGCGCCAAATATGGTTTCATCTGTTGTTAATAAATCTGTTGTTCCCGCATTATCAAATTATGGTGAAAAAGCATTAACAAATTATTTAATGCCTGCTGTTAGGACTGTCGCTGAGGATGCTGTCCCTGTGGCGTTAGGAATGGGGCGTAAAAGAAGAGGAAGGAAACCAAAATATGAAAGTGAAAGTGATGAAGAATATGATGGTGGTAAATTTAATTTAAAAAAAACTTTAAAAAAAGGTTTATCAATGGCGGAAAAATACGCCCCTCAACTCGCTGAGAAAGCCGCTATGACTATTGCGGAAAATCCAGAAATGCTTGTAGCATTAGGAAGAAAAAAAGGTGGTAAATTTAATTTAAAAAAAACTTTAAAAAAAGGTTTATCAATGGCGGAAAAATACGCCCCTCAACTCGCTGAGAAAGCAGCTATGACTATTGCGGAAAATCCAGAAATGCTTGTAGCATTAGGAAGAAAAAAAGGGGGTAGACTTGTAAAAGGAAGTCCAGAAGCAAAAGAATGGGCGCGAAAAATGAGGGAAGCAAAAGAAGCAAAAAGAAAATAGATCTTTTAGAAAATATTTTAGTTTTTAAAAATTATTAATAATATAATATATTATATTATTAATATAATGAGTCTACCTAACTATGCAAATTTAGAATTTGGAAATAATAATATAGTCAGTGCTTCTAAAAAAATAATGAATTTCGAAAGACAAGCATCTGATATTTACAGACAATCAAACGAAGATCCTATCACATCTACAGGCACCTCTCCAAAAGATGCTGTTGATGAAATGTTATTAGGATTAAATGAAATTAACACTAACATATCACAATTAAAAACTTATACAGATGAATCAAAAAAAAAAGAAATGAAATATGCACCAACTAAAGAAGCTTTTAATAATGCTATTGAAGCAGAAGCAAACAAATTGGGAAATATACCAATGAAAATACCTCAAATAAATTTACATAAAAGCATTGATACAGGAACTTTTCAACCTTTTAAATTAATGGGTTCTGGATTACTACAACAGGAAGCATTAAGGAAAAGAATACACGACCTTGAAGAGACTATTACGAATTATGAACTTGATATAGAACTAGCAGATTCAAATGAAACAGCCCACGAACTTTTTGAAAATATAAAATTACTTAATGCAGAAATTGACGATTTAAAAGAGCAATTATTAACTGATATTGAAAAAGAAGAAGCAGTTCAAATAGAAAACCCCATAAAAGTCAAAATTAAAAAAATACAAACAGATGTCAAAAAAGCACAACCAGAACCAGAACCAGAACCAGAACCAGAACCAGAACCAGAACCAGAACCAGTTGTATATGAAGACGTAGACATTACTGATTTAAATAGACAAGCAGCACAACTGAGTTTATTTAAAGTTGATCAACAAGAATTTAATGATGCAAAAAGTCAAGGAATACCAATAATAAAAGAATATGACCATACGCAACTAGATGGCAGTATAACTACAGGATATGTAAAATATCCAAAAAGTGGAGACAGTCTACCAAAGAAATATGCAACATTTTATAAAAATGTTGAAGATTATAAATTTAAATTTGGTTCCATACCTTTAGAAACAGTCCAACAAATACAAACTCAAACTCAAGAAAGCATTCAACAACGCATTGATAAAAATTTAATTGAATCCCCTTCATTAAATCCTATTATTTCAGTATTAACAAAATTAACAACATTAATCGCAAAACAAAGCGTATTTTTTAATGGACGTATTAAAAAAAATATTAATTATTTAGACCGAGTAGAACTTGATAATTTAGTTAATTCTGTGAATAAATCAATATCATTATTTAATCAAATTGATTTTGATTTTATAGCAGTAGTTATAAATAATGGAAATAATATGATTAATAATGTTGTTAATGCATTTAATAAATTATCAAAAGATTTATACCTCGGTGCTCAGTCATATACTACTGCCTATAAAGGGGGTATGATTTTACACCATTTACACGGTAGAAATGTTAGACAAAATCCCTATAATTACAAATATTTAATGTAAGCAGAAAACGTAGTTTTCCGCACCTTTCCTATTAAGAAAATATTTTAGTTTTTTTTTAAAAAAACTACTAATATATATTATATATGAAATTTGAAAATAGAGATTTAAATGAATTCAAACAAAAAATTCAAGATGTTTTTAATTTATTAACAATTGAAGGAAAATATAAAGTTATAGGTTCATCCGCATTAAAAAATATTTTATATAATAGTGATTATGACTTAGCAGAAATGAATGATTTTAAAAATGTTTCATCTGGTATAAATAAAATTATTCAACGGTTTAAAGATATCTTTAAGAAAGTATCACAAGATAAAAATTTATTTATTACTGATTTTAAATGCGGTATTGATAGTGATGATGAACCTTTGCGCTGGAATGATGCTGATATAAGAAAAGGATATAAATTTTTAAAAGATGGACATAAACAACCTTTTGAAAATGCTTTAATGGATAGAGATAATACAATAAAAATTGATATAGTCTCCCTTATTGATGGTGCATTTATTGATTTTTCAGAAAATCTTTATTTTAAATTTGGTCGAGGTAAGGATGCAGTAAGTAATTATAATGAAGAAGATATAACAAAAGAAAAAGTTTTACAATCAATCAGTGATGATTATTATGAAAAATTAAAAGAAGGTAAAGCATTAAAAGCATTAAAAAGAAAATTTGCATATTACAAGTTATTAGGAAATGAGAAAGATAAAGATTTATTGGAATTATTAATAAATTATTTTAATAGTGATATTGGAATAATTAACAAAGCACACGCTGACTTAGACACTTTAATTTTACTTATAGATACTAATTTATTAAAAGTTAAAATAGAAGATATTAAAAAAAACTTACAAAATATAAAACAGAATATTTCATATAATTTGATTTATTCATCTCATGCAAAAGAAATAGATAAAATATGTAAATTGAATAATAAACAATCTATAAAACAAAAAATAGAATTATTAAATAACAAACTTGTTAAATTTATAAATAAAGAAGCATTAAAATTCATGAAAGACAATAAAATATAAAATCATTGTATAATTTTAAATTAAAAACTCATAAAAAAGTGTTTATTGTAAATCATTGTAAAAACTTAAAATGGGGAGTTCGCCATATGATATTCTTATAGAGATGCATAGTGGCGCACTCCCCATTTTAAGTTTCTACAATGATTTACAATAAACTTATATTTCATAGTTTATTTAGTTTTTTTTTACAATAACTTTGAATAAGTTATATATTTTGAGATTAAATTTAATTTAAACAGATATTTTTAAAATTTTTCTTAAAAATATCTAAATAAATAACTTGTTTAAAGTTAGATTATTGTTTTAATATATCCCCATAGGTTATTGTTGTAATAATTTATAAATTATTGTGAAAATATATATGAATAGATATAAAGAACATATATATCTAAGCGTTTATTTAGATTTTTTCAGCAAAAATCCATTTTTATATAAAATAATCTAATTTATTAAAGAAAAATCACCATAGAATACGTGATGCAAAAAATCCTCTTGAACCTTCTTTTAATAAATCTGTCTTATTTCTTATCTTATAAAGTCTCGCTCTATTATCCGCATATTCTTTCCCATGAGTAAGTGTATATGTTGGTCTGTCGCTGTATTTCTTATCACCTATTGATAACATATAATTTTTATCACTATCAAAAACATCAATTTTATATTTCTTTTTTATAGATGGTTTTATTAATACATTTAATTTCTTCGCTTCTTTATAACTATAAGGTTTTATTTCATAACTCATTATATATAATATTAATATTATTTTTATTAAAATCCTGTAAAATTACAAACTGCAACGTCAGGGGGCATATCATTATTTAAGCAATAAGTATCAATGAATTCTTTAAACTCTTCTAAATTATACCCTATTAAAAAACATATGATTCTAGCAATGACCCACCGCCCACAAGTCGCCACTTCATCGTTCAATACTTGAAATTTTGTTTTATTATACACTAATTTGTCGCTCTTATTCATAGTTTTTAAAAGTTTTGTTAAAAGAGCGGTTTCTTCACCTAACATACGCCTCATCTGAGTCGGTATAAAATGTAATTCACTATCAGGCTTTCCCGCATAAGAATCATACCACTCAATAGTATTACCATACCTTAATATGCAACACCAATGACCACAATTTTTAGAAGTCTCTGTTAAAATTATTCTATAATCTCTTTTCTCTGGTAGTAGTTGATAAATACTATTATAATTTTTTAATTCACTATATTTTAATAATTTTGAAACATCGCACCCATCAATACATTTAAAAAAATCATCATTAGAAATCATCCTTTTTAAAGCTGTTATTGTTTTTTCAATTTTAGATTGCATCTGTGGACTTGTCCTAACCATTATATTATAATATAATATAAATTAATTAAATTTTAATTAAGTTTAATTTTCTAAATTTTATATATTATGTAATATTATAATGATATATAAGAAAGAACAAGAATTTGGAAAACAAAATGAAAAATTAATATTAGAAAAACTTAATGAATATTTTAAAACAAATATTATATTAAGTTATAATGATTTTGAAAAATATGACGGGTTTGATGCAAATAATATTTATGAAATTAAGACTAGACGCATTATTAAAAATGCATATTCTACAACACTTTTAACATATCATAAAGTTTGTAATAATGATAAACCATTAATAATTATATTTAACTTTGTAGATTATGTATGTTATATTAAATATGATGAAGATAAATTTAATACATATGAGAAAAAATTATTTTGTAGAAAAAGACCCGGTGAAAAATATAAAGACCATATTTTTATTCCTGTTAAAGATTTAACTATTATATGTAAAAAGTAGTTAAGAAAAAACTTAATAAATCATTTTATACGTATATTTCATCGCACAATTATTTTAATACATTTAAAATTAATCCGTGAATTACTTTTTTCTTTTTTTTTGATAAATATGAAATAACTGAATAAGTTTTATCATATTCAATTATTTCATATTTATCAAATAACATTTTTATAATCCATACTAATTCTAAACATAAATATAATTTACATTTAAAATTAATAATAGGATTTTTATATAAATATTCATAAATATTTACATCACTATTTGTATAAAAATAATTGCTCGCCTGTAAATAAGGCGGGTCTAAAAATACCAATGCTTTGTCGTTATCTTTATAATCATTTAAAATTTTTATTCCACAATCATTTGTTATAATTATATTCTCTGTTCGTAAAAAATGTATCATAGGTGCTTTTAACATTTTATTAAATATATCTGGACTTTGTGTTCTATTTAAAGGAAATATTCCGGGTCTAATACTACAAATTTTATGTTTATAAATCCATCCTTTTAATGTTTTAAAATCCAACGCATCATATTTTATTTTATCAGTAAGTTGTGTTCTTAAATCTGTTAATTCATCAATAAATAATTTATATTTATCTTCATCTTTTGCTATATTATATAATTCAATTAATAAAGGATTATTATCATTTAAATGATATGTATATTTTAATGGGTGTAATGTAGATATATAATAAGATATTGCACTCGTCCCACAAAATGGCTCAACAATTGTTTCAACGCCTTCAAAATTTAAATTGTCATAAATTATTTTACATTCAGTTCTTTTATTTCCATAATATGGAATCATAAAGTGGTTTAATTTCATTATAATATTTACATATATTTTTATTTAATTAATTAAACTTATTATTAATAATTTAATTCTATACAAGATATATACGCATTGTACGTTTTCTTGCCCTGATTTGAGTTCGTTTTGAAATTTGTTAAATTTTGTATATGGGGTCAAATTAGGGCCGGAAAACGTACAATGCGTATATTTTTAAAAATATAAAACTATTTAAGAAATATAAATTCTTAGTTAGGTTTGGTTTTCCGTAGTTTTTCCTAAAACTGCATTAATCTAATTTTACATAATTTGAATCAATCGTTCCACTTGAAGTCCCCATATTTTGAGCATCCATTTGTTTTTCTTTGTTCAAGTCTGCGTATTTATTAGTTAAATACATATTCCTCATCATACTGCTTCCTACTTTCTTTTTAAAAATTTTATTTAATAATCGTGTTATTACATCACTGCTTTTTAATTTTTCACCATTAGCATAAACTAATAAAGGGACTTTATCATTTAATTTTTTAATTTCTTTTCTCATAGGATGGTTTAATAAATATTCATTCATCACATTTTCCATATCATCATTTAATTTTATATTTTGTGTCTGATATGTGCCTTTGGTTTTATAATTACAAAAATGAAAAGTTTTATCATCAACTGAATAATAATTAAATGTTTTATCTAAATCATCATTATATTTTTTGATAATATACATTTCAAGAAAATCTTTATTTCTTCTTGGACTTTGTAGATAATATAAAGATAAAATAAAATATTTTAGAATTGTTTCCCATTGGTCGGGTGTTGCATCTTTTTTTCTATTAGAAAGTAGGTTAGGTGTTGCTTTTTCTTTGGTATCTTCATATATTTCTTTTAGTTCATCTTGTGAAATCCAATTATCTTTTTGTTTTTCAGTTTTTTCAGTATTATCTTTTAATTCTTTATTAAATTCCATTAAAATTTTATAATAGATATCATATAACTTTTTATATTTCTTTTCGGGTAGTTCTTTTAGTAAAGAAACAACTGATATTAAATATGTTCTTTGTGTATTTTTTGATTTATCTTTAATCTTTTCAAATATTTTTGAAGAATTATTTAAAAAGTTAAGGTTTTTTATATCTTGATTTCCATTTAATCTTTTAATATTTTGTATATATAATTTTTTAGAGGTTTCTGATATTTTTTTTTTATTAAATATATCTAAAAAATCGGTCATATATATTATGTAAATATTTTTAATTTAATTAATAATTTAATTCTATACTTAGAAATTTTATTCTATACAAGATATATACGCATTGTACGTTTTTCGGCCCTGATTTGAGTTTGTTTTGAAATTTGTTAAATTTTGTGCCGGAAAACGTCCAACGCGTATATTTTAAAAAATATAAAACTATTTAATAAAATATTAAAAAAAATATATATATAATATATAAATGTCATATAGTAATTATTACTTAAATCAACGACTTAATAACTTACAATATGAGGTAGATAATTTAGCACCGGATGGTTCATACGTCACTGTAAACGGGGACCAAACAATTAATAACATAAAAACTTTTACATCTCTCCCTAGGTCTATAGCGGTTCCTGGTATGAATGAAGATTTATGCAATAAATTATATGTTGATACTCAAAGTGGCGGAGGGTTAACAATCAATGATGTTTTAACAAATACCCTTCCTTATACTGCTA